CCCCACTCCATAGCGGCATTGGAGTAAGTCTTGGCAGGCTGGCCTGTGAGCCTCTCAACGACCAGTTGGGCTTTGTAGTTGTCCCGATCTGCTCCATACCCTGTTTTGGTCTTTGCCATGACCTTGTAAACAGAGGATGCGGTGCAGCGCCCTAGTCGATCCTGGAACCATGAGTCTGTGCGTTGCTCAGTCATTTTGTATGCCTCCTTGACGCTTTCACAACTTTCCAGTTCGTGTCGTCATTTCGTTGCATATATTTTGTTATATCTAATTTTGTTATCTCTGTTGATTTTTTTGTCGCGTAAGCCTCTCTCTTGATTGCCCTATCTTGTTCTGTTATTGTTTGTGTTTTTTGCGTGTCATAGTTCGTTGTCTGTAGCTTTTGAATCAATGCTTCATCACGCTCTGGCTTTTGATCCCACATACGATCATTTATCTTTGGAAGATAGGCAGCAACAAAGACACGCACTCCAATCTTCCACGGCATCATTTTTGTTGGAGTTCTTTTGATTTGATCTATGTGATCTGAGAATCGAAGGCCGGTTTTTTCTTCCCATCTCCATACCGCATTGAACAATGATCCGGCTTTCCTCCATGTTTCAATCAATGCTCGATCCCATGCCAGTTGAATCTCTGCAATGTTTGTTTCAGGTTTTTCACTCATTTCGCCGCCCCTTTCAGACTAGCCTGGTGCTTTGTCCAGAACCGAGTCTTAGCGGGTGATGCAGGGATAGCCTTGAAAGCCGCCTGGAGCGCGTCTAAACCTTCCATAGCCGCATCTCTAAGTGCGTCCAAGTGTTGAGCCTCAAACGAATGGTCTTCGTTGCCAAGAACCTCATGCGTCTGGTTCTCGGTGTCGTTGTCTCCCTCTGTGGGGATTGCAAACGCCTGAAATGCTGCGTACTTGTAGGCTGCTGACATAGCCTTGTTCGTGGCCTTGTCGCCAGAGTCCATCGCTTCCCCAAAGGTCTTGATGGTGTGCTTTGATCCATCCTCTGCGCTCACCAGGTCGAACTCCATCTCGACGGTGACATAGAACAAAGCCCCGCCACTTTTAGAGTGGCGCTCCACACACTCCCGGCTCAGTACGCGAGGAAGAATGCACAGCCCGTGCTTCGCCAGTAGAGGCGAGACAACGTTATACACATCGTCAATGCCTCGGAAGTTATAGCCGCTTCCCTGGTTGTTGCGGCGGCTCTTGGTGATGCCAATGGTCGAAAGCTCGGCCTGGACTTGATTGATTGCTTTGTAGACGTTCATAGGAAGAAGAAGAAAAAGAGTGCGCCACACAAACCGAGGAAGATGGCAAACAGCACATCCATAGCCGCTTTACGGCGCTCCTCGATAGCCTCATGAGAAGGGCGATAGACGTATCTCATTGCTCCCACTCCTCAGACGGAGGGAAGGCATCGTCATAAGCCCACAAAACCCCTTCAGGGCCGCACTTGTTCCCACGAAGACGGGCAGTAGTGCAGAAGGGGGACTGTTCGTCTCCGGTGACCACATTGATTCCCTGAAGGTCAGGGTGGGCGCACTTTGAGTTCATCACATTGGCTTCGTTGACCATGCAATGCTGACAGCGTACACAGGGGTTCATACTTGCTCCAAAAAGACCGCGATCTAGCGGCATGGGATGAATCCTAAGCGATCTTATGGGATCACAACATAGGACATACCCTAAGTCCACTTATCCTAATCGGGCTTACACTACAGCGGGGCCAGGAACGGGTTAGCGCCGTGCGCCTGGTATCGAATTATCAGCAGGAGCCACTCTGCTTTATGAGGCTGGCCCCAAAGGACAAACATGACACCTCAAGAACTGGCAAAGAAGGCGGGTGGAGTCACCGCTCTGGCGAGACTGCTGGGCATCTCCTGTCCTGCGATCTATCAATGGAAGACGATCCCCCAGGCCCGTCTGTGGCAGCTCAAGACGCTGAAACCTGAGTGGTTCGAGGAAAATAAGCCTACTTGCACTTCCTTGGAAGATGTGTAGAATGGTCGGCGTCTAGAGTGGCATCTAGGCGATGAAGGTCTTGAAACCCCTAGTGGGTGCTGTGCGGTCTTGCACGGCAGTGAGCGAGTCTTTTGAGACCTTCAATCGTCTTGCTGCTGCTCTCGCCAAGAGCCAAGACCGCAGAGCATCTCTAGGGGTTTTTTCTTTTGGCACAGACCGTCAGGGCGCGTTAGCGAATGGGCCTGCATGGGCTGCACCCGAGGAACACCGGCCACTCTTACACCCGGAGCAGAGCCGACCAGCGTTGATTGAGCGACTGGTGAAGCCTTTGGTACTCAGGTGGAAACTAGGCCAGAGGTGAAAGTGAATCAATCCCTCAAGGGCACTTGGTCTTGAGACTGTTTTAAGTTGAGTTAAGACGTCATGAGTTCAGTCAAAAGATGGAGCGGAGTGGACTCATCCACCCTAGGAGAACCTATGTCTGAAATAAAGTGTGTCAACTGCGAACGCTTCTTTTCAAGGTACACCTGTGGAGCAACACTCTTCGGAGAGTGTGATTGCCCAAAGTGCCAAGGGATGTGTTCCTGTGGACAAGTGGACAAGTTCGATGCTTTCTGGGCATCCTGGCCCAAAAGCCCCAGGAAGGGTGCTAAGGCATCCTGCAAAAAGAGATGGGATGCTGGCCTCTACAACGGATGTGCTGACCAGATCATCAAGCACATAGAGTGGATGAAGACCACCGACCAATGGAGGAAGGACAACGGGGCTTTTATCCCGGCTCCTTTGGTCTATCTGAACCAACAACGCTGGGACGGCGCTGAGGTTCCTGAGACTCCCAAGCAAACACGCGATCCAGCTCTCGTCAAGATTGAGCAGGATCAAGCCCAAAAAGCCCCCCCTCCTCCCGAGATCAGGGCAAGACTTAAAGCGATGCTGGGGCGATGAATGAGTTGGCTCTTTTCGCAGGCGCTGGTGGAGGAATACTCGGGGGCAAGCTCCTCGGGTGGAGAACCGTCTGCGCCGTTGAGTGGGAACCCTACCCCGCAAGCGTATTGTGCGCCCGACAAAACGACGGTCTTCTCCCGCCTTTCCCGATTTGGGATGACGTTCAAACCTTTGACGGAAGACCGTGGGCAGGAATTGTTGATGTCGTATCTGGCGGCTTTCCCTGCCAGGACATCTCAGTCGCGGGGGGGGGGGCGGGAATCGACGGAGAGCGCTCCGGGATGTGGAGAGAAATGGCAAGGATCATTCACGAAGTACGACCCCGATACGTCTTCGTGGAAAACTCACCAATGCTCACTTCTCGGGGGCTTGGACGAGTTCTCGGAGACTTGGCCGCAATGGGGTTTGATGCGAGATGGGGAGTGCTGGGAGCAGCAGACGTTGGCGCACCGCACCAGCGTGACCGCATTTGGATTGTGGCCCACGCCCGTGAAATCAGACTCAGCGCCGAGAAGGCCAAGCAAAGGATGGAAAGGGGATTCAGACCTTCCATCGGTTGTGTGGAGGCGCAATGGTGGGACAGAGAACCCGAACAAACCCCCCGCGAAGTTGAACGCGAGATGGGTGGAGTGGTTGATGGGTTGGCCTCTAGGATGGACGAGATTGCGGCCCTTGGAAATGGGCAAGTCCCACTCTGCGCCGCAACAGCCTGGAGATATTTGAGTGAACTACTTTGAAGCAGTAAAACTTCTCAACGAGGTCAAAGATGGAATCAATCACAGCACAGAATCCATCACATACGCCCTCTTCCTCACAGGAGACATTTCGGATGGAATGCGAGGCGTTACATTGGATCAAGACATTCAACGCAATGAAAGCCGATCATGGGCTGATTACTGCCTCAGCCTGGTGGGGGCAAACAATACGAGACATTGAGAGAAAACGAGGCCCAAAAGCCGCCCAAGAACTCCGCGACGCAATGAACAGGTTGAGAAAATGACATTCATGGTTGTCTTTACCGTCGAAGGAATCCCTCAAGGCAAGGGAAGGCCAAGGTTCCGCAGGACTCCAAACTTCGTCCAAACCTACACCGACGCTAAGACAAAGAGCTATGAAGCAACCATCAAAGACGCATCGACCCGTGCAATGGGGTCAGCAAGGCCCCTAGAAAGCTCTGTGAGCGTTGATCTCTACATCAGAGTACCTTGCCCCTCATCTTTCTCAAAACGCCGCCAGAACGAGTGCTTTGAAGGACGCGAGAGACCAACGAAGAAGCCTGACATTGACAACATAATCAAGGCATATTTAGACGCAATGAATGGAGTTGTATATCTAGACGACACCCAAGTGGTCAGAGTATCCGCAAAGAAGGTTTACTCAATGGTTGCTGGTGTAGATGTTTGTGTAAGAGAGGAAATACTGTGAGTTATTCGATTCTTGAGCTAGAGATTATTCGGTGGGCCGAGGCTCGGCGCATCCTGCCAAACAGCACAACCGAGAAACAGCTTCTCAAGTGCATGGAAGAACTTGGAGAGTTGGTTGGTGCAACATTAAAAGGAAATAAAGAGGCTCAGATTGACGGGTTCGGTGATGTTCTTGTCACTCTTATTCTGGCGGCAGACCTGGCGGGGCTTGATCTGATGACTTGTCTGAACAGGGCATATGAGGAAATAAAAGATCGGAAGGGAACACTCCATGCAAATGGAATATTTGTCCGAGAGTGAGATATTTATCTCAATAGCGATCATCGCGGTACTCCTCAAGACGATAGAGAGACTCATCAAGTGAACGCCCACGCCGCCATCGACTTCATCATCAGGAACGCAGGAGACTACGCCAAGGCCAAGGCCCAGCGGGTGCTCCTCGAGGAATGGAGGAAATCAAAGAAAGCTCTGCTGATGAAGGAAGCGATGACCAAATTTGAGGCAGTCAACGCCCAAGAGAGGGAGGCGTACTCACATCCTGAGTATCAAGAGCTTCTAAAGGGACTGGCGGCAGCGATAGAGGTTGAGGAGGAGCTGAAGTGGAAGCTGGAGGCCGCGAGGATGAGGACTGAGGTCTGGCGCACAGAGCAGGCAAACGCTCGAGCGGAAGGACGGGCTACAGAATGATCCCGAAGCACACCTACATCCGAAGCCCCAAACTCCTTAGATCGGTAGCGGAGTTGTCCTGTCAATGCTGTGGGCATCCTGACTCCCAAGCGGCTCACTCCAACTGGTCGGGCGGGAAGGGTAGAGGAGTGAAGGCAGACGACAGCCACATAGCCGCCTTATGCCTCAAGTGCCATTGGGAGATCGACCAGGGCAACAAGTTGAGCAAAGAGGAGAGAAAGGAGAAGTGGCTCCAGGCTCACAAGCGAACCGTCCAATCCCTTCAGAGTCAGGGAAAGTGGCCTATTGACATTCCGATTCCCGATATAGAATTGTGATGCCCCTTAATCCGCAGTTGCCGGGGTGGGGCCATAGTGCCCCTTTTTTCTTGGAGAGATCATGAAAAAGAAGACTGTGGAAGAGATGCAGAAGTATCTCAGCCAGAACAAGCGCAAGTACCATCAAACGAAGCCCATGAAGGCTTACAAGATGGCAGACGAGTTCGGCAAGGGCTACGAAGCCATCGAGATGCAGAAGGCGATGAAGAAGTGAAGTGCCCCATCGCCACCCAGGACACAGAGGTCAACCTCAAGAACCGTAACCACGCCTTTGAGGAGTACGGTTACGGGCCTGCCAATCCCGAAAA